TGATTACTATTATCATTTAATTAATCATCATAATGCATATGACGGATTTCGTAAAGTTAGAGATCAAATGGTTGCTAACAACACTGTAGATTCGTTATTTTTAGTGCAATTTTTAAGTTTATACAGCGAATTAGGTAAAGAGTATACAATTAGATTACAAAATTCTATAAAGCAGTTAAGAGAAGAGAATCCATGGCTAAAGCAACATTAATAATCAAAGATGAAGTTAATGTAAAGTTTGAAGGTCTTGACGTTTCAACAAGACGTAAAATTTCTGACAAACTTAAATTTTTTGTGCCATATGCATTTCACTTGCCTGCTTACAAGTTAGGCAGATGGGATGGTAACATACGTTTTTGTGACATTGGCGGAAGAACATATTTGAATTTGCTAGATCAAATTTTGCCAATTATTGAAAACAATGGATATGAAATACAGATACAAGATCATAGACAAAGTTTTGATTTTTCATTTGAAGAAGTTACTGACAGTTTTTTTTCACACATCAATTGGCCTAAAGGTCATACACATGAAGGACAGCCAATTGTATTAAGAGATTATCAAGTTAAAGTTATTAATGATTTTATCAGTAATCCACAAAGTTTACAAGAAATAGCCACTGGTGCTGGTAAAACAATTATCACTGCGGCACTTTCAAAAATTTGTGAAAATTATGGTAGATCAATTGTAGTAGTACCAAACAAATCACTTGTTACACAAACAGAAGAAGATTATAAAAATGTAGGATTAGATGTTGGTGTTTATTTTGGTGAAAGAAAAGAACTAGGACACAAACACACAATTTGCACATGGCAAAGTTTAAATATTTTAAATAAAAATACAAAAAAAGATGAAGCAGAATTTCCTATTGAAGAATTCATAAAAGATGTTAATTGTATTATAGTTGACGAAGTACACATGGCAAAGGCTGATGTATTAAAATCTTTATTAACTGGACCTTTTGCACACATTCCAATTAGATGGGGATTAACAGGCACGGTGCCAAAAGAAGATTATGAAAAAATGAGTTTGATTTGTTCACTAGGTACAGTTATAAGCCAATTATCAGCAAGTGAATTACAAAGCAAAGGTGTACTTGCAAACTGTCATGTGAATGTTATACAAACACAAGATGCTAATTCGTTTAGAACTTATCAGGAAGAACTTGCATATTTGACAACAAATTTAGAAAGATTAAAATTTTTAAGTAACTTGATTGAAGAAATACGTGATGGTGGAAACACTTTGATTTTGATTGACAGAATCAAATCAGGAGAATTACTACAAGAATTAATTCCTGGATCGGTCTTTGTCCAAGGAAAAACAAAAACAGAAGACAGAGAAGAAGAGTATAGCGAAATTGCTACTGAGCAACACAAAGTTTTAATTGCAACTTACGGAATTGCGGCAGTGGGTATCAATATACCAAGAATATTTAATTTGGTTTTACTAGAACCCGGAAAAAGTTTTGTTAGAGTAATACAAAGTATTGGAAGAGGTATTAGAAAAGCCAAAGACAAGGATCATGTACAAATATGGGATATAACTTCAAATTGTAAATTTTCAAAAAGACACTTGACGGCAAGAAAAAAGTTTTACAAAGAGGCAAATTATCCGTATACTATTAATAAGGTGAATATATGAAAATTTTAACAACAGAAAATAAAAGTTATAACTTGAACAAAGTACCAGAACTTGTAGATGATTTGCAATATTGTGTACTTGATACCACAAACAAAAACAATATTGATTTCTTTTTTATTCCATTAATCTTTTTGGAATCATTTAGTGCGCCAAGCATGATATTAGAAATTGGAAAGAAAACAGTACAGATGCCAATTGATTGGAGCATTATGATTATAGAAAGAGAATTAGGTATTTGTGAAATGGTTCCGTTGACTAGTTTAAATGATAGAGGCTTTCATGCATTGGTATCAAATCCGTTAACAGATTACATGATACAATCAGAAGAAATTAAAATCATTAATGTTTTTCAAGATGTCAAATGGTACTTACCAAAACTTAAACATGGACACATATTAGCAGTTCCACTTGATGAAGGAAAAACACCTGCTTGTGTTTATTTTGCAAAAGATATTAATCAAATACCTGATGAAATACAAGTGGGAGATTTTTTATAATGTCAAAAGTCAATCTCAATACAATGTTATACAATATTGATATAGGTAATATGGAATGGTATGACAAGTTATCAGACGAAGAAAAGAAGTCTTTTTCACCATATGTGGCTATGCGTTTTGCATCTAGTGTTAAAGGCATCAGCAGTTTGCAAGAAGAGTATATACAAAATGTAAATGAGTTTTGTAATAAAGACTTTTCGTTGATTCAAAAACATGAAAATGACAGCAAACTGTTTTGGAAACTGTTGGCACTGTGCGGTGTTGGAAAAAAAATGTTTCACCCATGGATCAAAGCACCTAAAGGCAAAGGCAAAAAAACTAAAATGATGGAATTTTTAGATACAGTGTATCCTAATTATAAATCTGATGAAAAAGAAATGTTAAAAAAATTATTATCAAAAAAGGAAATTAAAAAATTAGCCAAAGATGCTGGGCTAACAGACAATGAAATTAAACAATTGGTGTAAGTATGTCATTTGAATGTAAGTTTTGTAAAAAGTCATTTAGTTCTGAAAAAACACTAATTACTCATCTTTGTGAACCAAAAAGACGTTGGAACAATCGTAAAGACAGAAACGTACAATTGGCATTTCGTTGTTATCAGCATTTTTGGAGGATCACATCAACTGCTATGAAAACTGAAAGAACATACGATGATTTTATGGCTAGCAAATATTACACAGCATTTGTAAAGTTTGCTAATTATCTAGTTGATGTGTATGTGGCATCTGTAGAAGATTACATTGAATGGTTACTTAAAAATAGAGTTAAAGTAGATAGGTGGCCAAGTGATGTTGTGTATGAGCAATATATTAAAGAGTTTGCTGTGAGAGAATCTGTGGAACGAGCAGTTGAAAGAACTGTGCTATCAATGAAAGGTTGGGGAGAGTCTAACAGTATGCCGTGGAATGTTTTCTTTGAAAAAGTTTCTAAATCAAGATGTATTCACATGATCAGGTCTGGACAAATATCACCATGGTTGTTGTACAACAGTAAAACTGGAATAAGTTTTTTACAGTCATTAAATCAACAAGAAACATTAATGATTGAAGATTATATTGATCCGGCGGCTTGGGCAAGTAGATTTAAGAAAAGTCAAGATGACGTAAGTTTTGTACATGAAATTGTAAAAAAGGCAAACATATGAAAACTGATGATTTTTTAGAAGATGTAGTTATGGGTTTAGCATTGTCTGAAACTGAAAACAAGTCTTTAAAGAAACAATGGTTACAGTTGAAAGTTTTGGCACAATTAACTGAAAAAGAACTGTTTGCAAAAAATTTAGAAAATATACAAAGTGTTATAGACAATTATAATAATTTAGATACTAGAGTTAAACAACTTGAAATGTATTTGGGTGCATTAAAAAATCAATTTGAAGAATATAGAAGAAACAATGATAAAAGTACAGACTGACATTGATATAGATACAGGCGACAGAGATAAACTTTTAAGTTTATTCAAATACAATGTGGCAAGTATTTGTAATAATAATGAGTTTAAAAAGCACAACACTGGTGTTTATTTCACTGATATTCCTACAAATCCACTTACAGATTTGGCAACAATAGATTATGAAAATGCTGAAGAAAGAGGATATGTTAAGTTTGATATTTTAAATGTTTCATTGTACAAAGATATCAAAGATGAACAGCATTTAGACAGTTTGTTAAATAAGGAGCCATTATGGGATCTACTTGGTCACAAAGAATTCGCAGAAAACTTGTTTCATGTAGGCGAACACAGCCAAATATTACAAAAATTAAAACCCACAACAATAGAACAGTTAGCGGCAGTTCTAGCAATAATAAGACCGTCAAAAAGATATCTTCTTGATTGTGATTGGAATAAAATCATGCAAGAAGTATGGACAAAGCCTACAGACGGTGCATACTATTTTAAAAAGGCACATGCTATTGCGTATGCTCATGCTATTGTGGTACAAATGAATTTAATTTGTGAACAATTACAACAGTAATTTTAACTATTTGTTTTTTTAACTAGCGAAATATTTCTTCTAATTATACGTTTCTTCTGCACATTGTTTAGGCTTGTAGCAGGACCAAACACAATTTCCACATCTTTTGTAGTAAAACTTTTGATGTATTTTTTAAATATTTCAAAATCTCTGTTAAAAAATATGTTAATTGGTATAGTTCGGTTAGATTCCCACCACCATTCTTCGCCAAGTGACAAGAATTTTTGTTTTAATTTTATTGAAGAAATATCATCATACACATAGATTGATGTGACAAACTGATCTTGATTGAGCAGTATGCCGACAAACTCGTCATTTACGTGTTTAACACACGATAAAAAAGGAAACTTTGTTTTTAGTTCTGTGTAATCCATGTTTTTCAATAAATACTTATATGAGTACTTATGACCTTTATATTTTTAATCAAACGCACACACTTACACTGTCTACAGGAGTAAATAGTAATATGCCAATGTACGATAAAAATATAATACTATATCACGGTGTAGATAACAAGATAAATTTTGTCTTTAGAGACAATGACCGTACACCTTATGATATTTCAAATACCACTGTTTATTTTAATATGATTGGAACAGAAAACAAAGAAACAGTAGTAAGCAAAATTATGACCATTACAAGTGCTACTAAAGGTGAAGCACAACTAGATCTTACATCACAAGATGTATATAATATATCTGAAGGTTTATACAACTATTCAATTTATACACAATCATCAACAGATCAAACACAAAAAATTGCTTACACAGACAGAGCAGGTGATTTTCAAGGCACAGCAGAAGTTAGATCAGGTGGATTACCATCACCAAGACCCACACAAACTGTTGACAGTTTTACATTGAGAAATAATTTTTATTACAGCAATTCTATTAGCGGAAGCAGTGAAAGAAATCTTACTGCAAGGAATCACACTGTTGCAATGTACACTACTGGATTCACTGGCAATGTGTTTGTTGAAGGAAATTTAGATGATCAAGCAAGTACAGATGACAATGATTGGTTTCCGTTAGATGTCAAAGGTCAAGGTATAAATGGTATAAGTTTTACAAGTCACACTGGAGTTGATCCTTTCTTTTTTGAGGCTTCAGTGAAATGGATAAGAATAAAATACAATACAACAGCAGGTACTTTAGATAAAGTTTTACTAAGGAACTAATTTTGAAACATAATATCACATATGAGTATGTCAGTGAGGCTGACAAAGTTGCTATATGTTTGTCAGATATTGATTCTGATTCCTCTCTTAAAAATGTTATAAGATATACTAAAACAAATTTTATTAACAAAGGTACATTTTTACAAAATTGCAAAGATATTGCATACAATGAAAATGCAAAAAAAATAATTTACGGTCTTACACAAAATTTTCAAACATTTACTGTTGCAGATGATTTTGATACTAGAGGAAAAGTCATATGGAAACACCTTAATCAAATTGTGTCAGCAAACATCAGGAAACTAAACATTATGATATATCCTGATGGATCTATAACTAACAATGATTTTTACAAAGTGTCTAGAACACAAAATTATTGGGAAGACGCCGAAGCCATAGAAGGAGATTTTGTTTCTTTGACATGGATATTGATGGCAACAAAAGAATGTACTTTAAAAACAAAAGTAAAATTAGACATTCGTCATTGGGAAAAAAGTTATGTTGATGAATTAGATAACATAGTAAAGTATTGTTCTTTAGAATACACACACAGCACAGATGAAGACACGATACTAATAACTGACAGAGTTATTGATGAACAATTTGTAAGTGAATTTAACGGAACAAATAAACCTATCATAATATCAGTAGGATGTTTTTCTACAAATTACACAGAAAAAGATTACATAAAAGAATTAAGTGATAAAAAAATACATGTAGTTCCTTCATATTTTGTAAACATTGGATCAAATATTTTGGCAGAAGGACTGGCTATCCAAACAAGAAGTATACAAGACAGTTTTCAACTAATGCCAATGGTTAAAGAAAAAGCTGTTAAATTTTGGAATGATGCACTTAATTATAGAATAAGTTTCTATGATGTTTGTTGTGAAATTTTAGAAAACCATTATCATAACACACCAAACAGATTTCGTCAAAATGATCAAGGTGTTGGTGTAATGACCTTAAAAGTTTAATTGACATTTTAGTAAAAATGTAGTACTATATAGGTACTATGGATATACAAACAGTAATTTTATCGCATATTAGTTCTAAGTCTAAAAAGACTCCATCAGGCTGGATAGCAGTAAACTGTCCAATGTGTACCACACAAGGTCATGTAAGAAATGATACCAGAATGCGTGGTGGATTTAAAGTTGGTGAAGTAATCAGTTATCATTGTTTCAACTGTAATTTCAAATCATCTTTTACAAAAGGTAGACTAATAAACAAAAGAATGCGAGAACTTATGTTGGCAATTGGTGTACCAGAACAGAAAATCAAAGAGTTACAATTTCAAGCAATCAAAGAACAAAGTAATGATTCACAAACCGGTGGCTTATCAAAATGGACACTAGATTTTAAAGAAATCAAATTGCCAAATGATGCTATGCCAATAGAACAAGTTATAAAGCAATCTAATCCACCAAATGATGCTGTGTTTGTTTACAAATATATAATGGATAGAGGTTTAGACTTTCATAAAAATTTTTATTGGTCTTCGGATCCTTATATGAAAATTAGTCAAAGACTTTTGGTTCCTTTTTATTACAATGGTAAAATTGTTGGTTACACAGGAAGACTTATTAAAGATGTTGAAAATGTACCAAAATATTATTCATCTGTGCAACCAAATTATTTGTATAATGTTGATAAACTGTTTGAAGACAGAGTTTACACAGTGATAGTTGAAGGTGTATTAGATGCACTAGCAATTAATGGAGTATCATCATTGGGTAACAAACTTACACAGGCACAAATTGATTTAATTAACAGTGTTAAATCTCAAGTTATAGTTTGTCCTGATCGTGATAAATCTGGTGGTAATTTAGTAGACATAGCAACAGAAAATAACTGGAAAGTTAGTTATCCAGAATGGGAATCTGGTGTCAAAGACACAGCAGAAGCAGTACAAAAATATGGTAGATTATATACTTTACAAACTATTATTAAATCTGCTACAAATAACAATGCAAAAATTCAAGTTTTAAAAAAAATAGGAGTTAATTAAAAATGAAAATTGATACGTCTGATCAGAGCAAACGCTCACAACCACAATCAAAGATGCCTCCAATGCCCCCTTTACAACCAGGGCAATTGATGTATGAAAATGGAATAATTTATTTCAGTGATCACTTTGATAGCACAACTACAAAACCTGTAATTAATACAATTATTGAAAAAAACCTTTTACCACAAAAAGAAAGACCAAAAGAAATTACACTAGTAATTAATTCACCTGGCGGACAAGTGCATTCAGCATTTGCACTAATTGATACAATAAAAGGATCTGCTATACCTATAAAAACAATAGGATTAGGAATGATTGCTAGTTGTGGTATATTAACTTTTATGTCAGGAACTAAAGGTCGTAGATTCATTACACCTAACACAAGTATTTTATCACATCAATACAGTTGGGGCAGTGCTGGTAAAGAACATGAATTATTTGCAAGAGTAAGAGAATTTGAATTAAGTACAGCACGTATGATGGATCATTACAAAAAGTGTACCGGTTTAAGTGAAAAGAAAATTAGAGAAGTATTACTACCTGCTGAAGATGTTTGGTTAAGTGCCAAAGAAGCAGTCAAATATGGTATTGCAGATAAAATTGTATCAACTTATTGAGGAATTAATGGCAGGAAAAACAAAAGTTAAAAGCCAGATTCTTATAAATGATAATGATGACAGTATTGCGTTTGAAGTAAACAGAAGAAAAAAATGGGCAACTGTTACCTATTATTACACATGGAACAGCACAGAAGAAATTATTGATTGTACACTATTAGAAGCAGATGAAAGATATGAACAAGCTCTAAAAAATGGGTACAAGATAGGTTTTTAATGAAACAGAGTAATTGGTGGAAAATTTTACAGGGAGTGAAAGTATAATGGAAGTAGAACTAATTGATAAAATGGGCAGTGACTTAACTGTAGTAAATGCCGCAAGGGTAAGTTTTGGAAAAAACAAAGAAATGTTTGAAGCATCTGATGAAAAATTAATTTCATTTTTAGCCAAACATAATCATTGGTCACCATTTGCTCATTGCAGTGTACAGTTTAGGATTAAAGCACCAATCTTTGTTGCTAGGCAGTTGGTCAAGCATCAAGTAGGTTTAAGTTGGAATGAGATCAGCAGACGTTATGTTGATTATGAGCCAGAATATTATATTCCTACACTTTTTAGAAAAAGAGCAAAAGATAAAAAACAAGGTAGTAGCAATGAAACAATTGAATATGATATTGCTGATACAATAAAAAATGCCAACACAACATACAATGATATGTTGGACAAAGGTATTGCTCCAGAATTAGCAAGAATGGTACTGCCACAAAACATGATGACCGAATGGTATTGGACAGGTAGTTTATATGCATTTGCTAGGGTTTGTGAATTAAGATGTGCAGAAGACACGCAAGAAGAAACAAGAATTATAGCAAATTCAATTGATGTGTTTTGTAATGAAGAATTTCCATATAGTTGGAAATACTTGCGAAATAGAGATTAATATAGTATAGTAATAATATGGCAACAGTATACACAGACGATTTACAGAAATTATTTTTAGAATTTATGGTCACAGATCCTGAATTATTTGTCAGGGTGCGTAATATTATTCAACCTGAATACTTTAGTAAAAAATATGTTGAAACAACAGCAATGTTTGTTGAGTACACTGAAAAGTATAAATCATTACCCACAGTAGATCAAGTCAAAGCAAAATGTGAAATTGATTTAAAACTGGTACCAGACATTGATGAATCACAGAAAGATTGGTTCTTAGATGAGTTTGAAACTTTTTGTAGACACAAAGCACTTGAAAAAGCCATTATTGAAAGTGCTGACATGTTAGAAAAAGGAGACTACGGTCCAGTTGAAGAAAAAATTAAAAATGCAGTCAGAGTTGGATTGACAAAAGATCTTGGAACAGATTATTTTGAAAATCCCAAAGCAAGATTATTATCTTTGAAAGATAACAATGGTACAATTAGTACAGGCTGGAAAGCATTAGATAAAAAATTGTATGGTGGATTTAACAAAGGTGAATTAAACATCTTTGCAGGATCATCTGGTGCTGGTAAAAGTTTGTTTTTACAGAATTTAGCACTCAACTGGATATCACAAAAAATGAATGTGTTGTATTTTACATTTGAGTTGAGTGAAGAATTAAGTTCAATGAGAATTGATTCTATGACAACAGAAGTACCAAGCAATGAAATTTTTAAAAAGATTGATGATGTTGATTTAGAAGTCAGAATGCAGAGCAAAAAATCTGGTAAGTTTCAACTGAAATATATGAGCAGTGGGTCAAGCACTAATGATTTGAGATCATATTTGAAAGAATATCAAATACAAAAAGGAGTAGCACCCGATGTTGTATTAATTGACTATTTAGATCTTATGATGCCAATTAGTAAAAAGATATCACCAGCAGACATGTTTTTAAAAGATAAATTTGTATCAGAAGAGTTACGTAATTTTGCAGTTGAAAATCAGTTTGTTTTGGTTACTGCATCGCAACTTAACAGAGGTGCTATTGAAGAAGTAGAATTTGACCAAAGTCATATTGCAGGAGGTATTAGTAAAATTAATACTGCTGACAATGTTATTGGTATTTTTACAAGTAGAGCAATGCGTGAGCGTGGAAGGTATCAAATTCAATTGATGAAAACTAGAAGTTCAGGCGGTATAGGATCAAAAATTGATTTAGGATTTGATATTGATACATTAAGAATTACAGATTTAGATGAAGATGCTGAAGTAAATCAAGCGGCAATAACAACAGCAGATGCTTTAACGTCAGCAATTAAGAAAAGAACTTCAACAGTGTCAACTAACAAAACTGAAAATGTTGTTGTGGCAGAACGTACAGAAAATGCAAAAAATTTAAGAGATTTATTGAAATCACAAAGTGAATTATTCAGCGACGAATAACATCATAAAATGATTGTAAATTGATAATAAATAATTGTATGATGAAAAAAAATACACGTTCTATACTGGAAGAAATTAGTAGAGTAGTACCACATGCGGATGTACATAATTTACTTGAATCAAGAGCCAGTCATGTGATATCTTCAGCAATAAATTTAACAAAAATGATATATGAATCGTATGATGAATCCACAGCAGATGATTTAGTAAAAAGATTAATAAACAGTATTAAAGCACAAGATCCAAGAAAATTTGAACGTGGTATTAAGAAAATAATTGAATCAGATGAAAGCAAATGAACTTAATTTATCAGAAGACACTAATCTTCATCTTACACATCTTGAAGATCTTGCTTTGTTCCAAGGAAAGCAAGGTGCTGAAAAAGCCATTGCATTTTTAAAAAATTTAGCCGATCTAGCCAAAACGTCAAGCCCAAAAAAATATAATGTCACACTCAAATGGGATGGATCACCAGCAGTGTTTTGTGGTACAGATCCTAGCGATGGTAAATTTTTTGTAGGTACAAAAGCAGTTTTTAACAAAGGTGCTAAACTTAACAAAAGCATCAAAGACATTGATATCAATCATCCAGATGCCAAAGAACCTGGTGATAAAGCAGATTTACGATTAAAATTAAAAAAAGCATTTATTGGATTATCAAAGTTAGGCATTGAAAATGTATTACAAGGTGATTTGCTTTTTACATCTGACAGTTTAAAGACTATACAGCACAAAGGACAATCGTATGTTGCATTTAAACCTAACACAATAACTTATGCAGTGCCTAGTAATTCAAACCTAGCACAAGAAATTCAACAAGCAGATGTTGGTATTGTGTTTCATACATCATATTCGGGTAGTTCATTAGAAACAATGAGTGCAAGTTTTGAAGTTGATTTATCTGCATTGACAAGAACAAAAGAAGTATGGTTCGATGATGCTTACATCAAAGATTTTACTGGCATAGTGAATTTAACTACAGGTGAATATCAATCAATTTCAAATGCAATTAATGATGCTGAAAAATATATACAACAATCACAGAATATATTTTCATTTTTAGATGCTTCTGAATTAGGAAAAAAATTAAAAGAATATATTCATGCAAATCACAACAACATGGTAAGAGCAGGAACAATAGAACAAGATCCTGCTAAATTTTTTGATGGATTTGCAAAAGATTATGAACAACGTATTGAAAAAGAAATTGCCAAATTAAAAACTGGTAGAGAAGGTCCTGCAGGACAAAGAAAATTGTTAGCATTAGAAAACTGGAAAAAAGTTTATTACAGTAACAAAGCAAACATTGAGGCATGGTACAGTTTGTGGTTAAAACTGTCAAGTATAAAAAATACATTGTACCAAAAACTAAGAAACATCAAATCAATTGATGCATTTGATCAAGAAGGCGACACATATAAAGTTAGAGATCAAGAAGGTTTTGTTGCAGTTGATCACATTGGTAATGCTGTGAAGGTTGTAGACAGATTAGATTTTTCAAGAAAAAATTTTGCAAAAGAAAATTTACAGTTGGTTAATGATTTAACTGAAAGCAGAGCTTTTAGATCCCGACAAGATGTTGGTAATTACACAGCCAAAGAAGTTGGAGAAATAATTTATGTTTATTGTCTAGCACTGACAACATTAAAAAATGAATTTAAATATAAAAAAATAGCCAGAGAATATGCAACAAGAACTATGAGTTATGGTGATTTTGATTATTTTAGAACAAATGGCACAGATTTATATTTGCTGATTCACAGTTTAATTGGATCAGGAAGTATTATACAATTCAAAAACAAAAGTGCAAGTGACTCATATGTTGAAAGATTATCTAACAACAAGTTTTTTCTTTTAGACTTTTTAAATTATCTTGAAATGACAGAAGTAGATAATTCATTAGCAAACAGATTGCTTTTGAAATTAGAAAAGCAGTTTAACGTGTCATCAGCACAGTCTAAAAAAATTAGAAGAGAATTATCAATGTACGATTTTCTCAAAATAAAAGACAAAGCAAATATTGTCAATTTAGTATTACATCAAATCAGAAATTATGTACCAAGAAGTGAGCTTTACAGACCTTTACAAGATATGTTTAGAGAAAGACGTTTAGTTAATGAACCTCGTAAACAGTTAAAATTAAGAAAAAGTGTGGCACCCGGTGCAGTTTAATGTATACCTATAATCAGAACAAACAAACATATATCAAAATAGCAGAAACTTTAGAAATTTACAAGTTGTCTACTAAAATTCCATTGTCATACAACAATGACAAAACAGACCAGTTGTCTGAAAAAGATTTTGATCATATCAAGCAGTTGATTTCTATATATGGTAAAATACTTTTTTTTACAAAGCCTGCATTCAAAGACAGTTTATATTCATTTAAATTTGGTGTTGAACAAGAAAATTTGTTCAAACAAGGCGATAATCCAGTGGGTGTGCTACAGCAAAGATTAGACAAAATCATCCTTTTTAATGATACTATAAATACATTGGGTAATAATATAAATACATATATTACAAAGGAGCATTGAAAATGGAAAACAAACCAGCACCCAAATCTGAACCAAAATCTCAGTTAACCAAAGATATTGAATCAGAAAGTTTAGAATTTCATGTGGCAATTTCACGTGAAAGACATGATGAAATCAGTGCAAGGTTTGATAGAGTTGATGCTCGTATGGAAAAAATAGAATTAAACATGGAGAAAGGGTTTTCTAAAATAGAAAAAATAATTATGTGGTCAGTTGGAACTATGTTCTTTACTATGATTTCTATATATGTTTCTACTTTGATAGTCCCTTTATTACAATAGTATGCTGATTGCTGAAATAGGTACACCTCAAATATATGGAAAATACAAATCCAGTATCAAACGAAGATTTCGTTGCCAAGCAGGTCCTCGTAAAGGAAGAATTGTAGCAGATCCTTCAACTTGTACAGCACCAATCAATCTAAGAAAACGACAGCAGTTCAAAGCAACTAGAAGAAAATTATCTACAATACAAGGTAAAAGATCTACCTATACAAAAAAATACAATCCAACATCTAAAGTTGTTAAAAACTTAAATAGACAGATTAAAAGAAGTAAACCCACTTTCAAAAAATCCGGAAAAAAGTAGTGCAAACAGTTGAAGAAATTCATCTAGATGTAACTAGTCATTGCAATGCCAAATGCCCTGGATGTGCTAGAAATAATAATGGTGGTGAAACAGTATCTTGGTTAAAATTACATCACTTGGATTTAAAATTTTGGGATAATTTTTTAACTGATATTAAAAACAAGTTTCAAATTAAAAAAATATTATTCAATGGTAACTATGGTGAACCAATTATGCATCCTAACCTTATTGACATCATTAAAATTTTTAAAAAAAATTATCCTGAATCAGTAATTCGAATATCAACAAACGGAAGTTCTCGTAGTTCAGAATGGTGGCAAGAGTTAGCTTCTGTTTTAAATGACAGTGATTTTTTTCATAATGTACAGTTTGCTGTAGATGGGTTAGAAGATACTCATTCAATATATAGACGCAATACTGACTTTAATAAAGTAATTAAAAATATGAAAACTTTTATTGAAGCAGGGGGTATAGCACAAATGTTTACTATATTATTTGCTCATAATCAGCATCAGATTAATGAACTTATTGATATGGCACGCTCATTGGGATGTGCTGGTATTTTACTTAGACCTAGTCGGTATGGCCAAACGGAAGTTAATGCAAAAGATCAAAATTTTACAATTTATGCTGAAAAAAATAGAAAAATACCAGAAAATGCTGAGTGGTTTGCACCTCCAACTCCAGATGCCGTACTGCCTGGTCCGGTAAGCGATAAAATTATATGGTTTGATGATAATAATAGTTATATAAAAGCTTCTCAAAAAAAATTTATTACAAATTCTATTAATAAATCTAAATGTCCTTGGTTAAAAAGATCTATAATACAAATGGATTGCTGGGGTAATATTTGGCCATGTTGTCATATTGCTGAAACTGAAACTCGTAATGGGCACCCTGATATTGATAAATCAATTACAAGAATAAATAGTTTATATAAACGGTCTTTGGATAATATAATGACAGATCCTTGGTTTACAAAGACTTTACCTGAATCATTAGATTCAAACCCATGGGATATCTGTCAAAAAAGGTGTGGAATAGTATAATGCTTATATCAGACATATTTAACAGCAATATTGATGAAGCAAAAATGATTTATGGCCGTAAAGGCAAACAAGTGGTCAAAAAGTATCGTTGTACTTTTGGACGTAAAAAAGGAAGAATCGTGTCAAATCCGGGTGTGTGCAGTGCACCATTGGATATCAAAAAACGTATGACAATGAAAAAAATGAAGGCACGACTTGGTTCAAGATTAGTTAGAAAAATTAAGTTTACTAAAAGATTTAATCCAGCATCTAAGCGAGTAGCGTCAATGAACAAGTCGCTGAGACGAAGATAATACTTGATCTTTTTGTAAAATTTTGTTATATTAGTGTATATAAAAAGGAAAACACATGACAAAAAAACAAACATCTTATCCAGAATATAGAACCATAAATGAAGCATATGAGCATTTTAGACTTGTGAGAATTTTGTTCAAATACTCGGGTGTACCAAGTGATTATTTAGAACACATGAGAAATCAAGTTGATAAATTTACTACAAAACTAGCAGGTACTTCAAGTAAAAAAGTCAAAGAAATGAAAGATATTTTGTCTGTGTTTAAAAAATCTTTTATAAAAAAAGTAGTAAAAAAAGGAACAGAGGATAAAGATTTCAGTTTAGCACTGTACACTACAAAAACCAATGATGGTGTGCAAATTGGAGAATATTTTGTTAAAATTTATAAAACAGATAAATCTGCAAGAAAACTATACAGTGTACATGACAAACACAACAGACCTTTAGTCAAAGATTTACTATTGTATGAAGTTGCTTTTATGCTGGTACACAGTTTTCATAATGATTATGATTTTGGCAATCAGCCAGTTGAAGAAATATTGGAACAACATGCTGAGTATAAAAAGATTGTGTTCAACTATGATACACAAAAAAATAAACTAGATGCTACAAGCCCAGAAGATTCTGAGTACAACTACTACAAAAACATGGTAATGGGGCTTAAAAGAAGCTTAAATCAGGTTTATAGGGGTATTAACAGCAAATACTCGCGTTTAATTAAAGCAAAAGAGACTAAATAAAAGTATGAAACTAAATGATTTAACATCCAAGTATGAAACACGTATTGCAAGAGTAAATCGTTGGCTTGAAGAAACTTACGGTTTTAAGGTTTATGACAAAGTAGGGCTAGAAGAACTGTACAGAGTCAAAACAGACCTTGATGCACAGCGTGAAAGTTTAAAATTATCTTTGCCTTTCAACTCATATCATCAAAATCCAGAGTATGCAAAAAACATATTGCTTTCAGAAGCAGTGGTTTTAATGATTGGTCAAATTGATGATTCTGCAATTGAAGGAATGAAAGCAGATCATACACACAGTTGTGGTTGTGATCACAATGAATCATGTGATTGCCCTAGTGATTGTGAGTGTGGTTGCAATGCTGATCAACCAGCAGTAACTTTGAAACCTTCTGAAGCAGTTGAATCAAAGCAAGAAGTTGTCAAAGAACAAGATGAGCTAGAACAAGCAGAAGTTATTTTAGCATCAAAACAGTTAGTTGATGAGATGCAACAGATCATTGAGAAACTTGGTAAAATGCAAAATGATGAATTAGGTGCAATAGTTGATCAAATGACATATCAAAAAGGCGCCGACACAGCAGTTGCATTCAATGATGCAGTTTCATCATCTTTAGAAAATTTATTATCACTTGCAAGAGAAACAAAAGAACAAATGAACAACGAAGTTTTAAAACTGCAAGGTGAAATGCCAGCATCAGATATGGCATCAGCAGATGACTCAATAGATGACCAAATGGATGACCAAGATGACGAAGAATTAGATTTACCAGCAGACAGTGATTTATCAACTGATGGTGATGAAGCGTCAGCAGGTCCTGAAGAAGAACCATTAGGCAGAGCTAAAAAGTCGTAATGCAATGCGTTTGTCTGAACTACAATCAGTAAAAGAAAACTATTTTACAAAAATCAAAACAGATGCAAAGAATCTTTTGATGTCTTTGATTGCACAAAAGAAAGACACAATTGATACTAATGAATTTATTAATGAATTATCAAGCATGGGACACAATGTAACTGTTGGTTCTTTACAAGATTTATTAAAAGATTCAAATCTTATACAAAGTGTTAATGACAAAGAAATAAAAATCAACAAAGACGTAAATTTAACAACGTACAGCGATGATGGTAAAATGGACAATGAAAAAGTAGTTGACAAACTGGCAAGTAAATCCATTGCTAAATCATTAAAATAGTGAATTTATTTTTAAATTTAATTCTTGCATTTCTCAGCGAAAAAGTTTAATATTAACTATTGGAAACAAAATGTCATTATTAGTAAAAAAATTTGATTATCACAATTTGAAAAGAACTACCATAGAAGGTAAGCGTCACTATCTAGACAACAACGGAAAACCTGTCCCGTCAGTTACAACGGTGTTGTCACATTTAAAAGATATGACTGGTTTAAACAAATGGAAAAAAAGAGTTGGTAATCAAGAAGCTCAACGTATTGTCACAGAATCTGCTAATATAGGAACAATTACACACAAACATTTAGAATGTTTTATTGAAGGTGTTGATCGTCCAAAAGGCAGTAATTTGATTTATCAACAGGCCAAACAATTGAGTGATATCATTATTGAAAATGGTATGACCAGTGTTGATGAAGTATGGGCGATTGAGCAGAGTTTGTGCTTTCCTGGATTGTATGCCGGAACGGCTGACATGATTTGCACATATAAAGGTGAGCCTGTAATTGGTGATTTTAAAACATCAAGACAGGTCAAAAAGCGAGAATGGGTTGAGGATTATTTTATGCAATGCGCCGCTTATGCCCTTGCTCACAACGAAATATATAACACAGATATAAGTGCTGGGTTAATTTTTATAGTATCACATTCAGGAGAATACCAAGAATTTACAGTCAAAGGCGAAGAATTTAAAAAATACACAGATATGTGGCTTGATAAAGTAGAACAATACTACAAAACAAACTAAATAACAGTATAGTTTAGGACAATAATATGACAACGACTTATGTAAGATTAAAAAACCGTAGAGGAAACAGGGAAAACTTGCCACAGCCTCTTGCAGAAGGTGAAATAGGTTTAGCAACAGATACACGAGAACTATATATTGGTACTGGTTCACAAGATTCAAAGAACCGTATGGTACAAATAGATAGTTTTTTAAATGCTGAACTACAATCACAGTCTTTGATTGATAATAGATTAGTAATGTTTAAACTAGCAGAAACTCAAAGTTTTCAAGGTAATGGCACAGATGCATCATCAACAGTTTTAAACGGTGGTACAGCATTAACATTACCGTCAACTAAATCTACACCAGTTGATGCAGATGACATTGTAGTTACAAAGTTTGATATTAACAATGTGCCAACTTTTATAGAAAGTTCACAGTACACAGTGTCTGTAGCAGGAAATGATCTCACAGTAACTTTTGTTGCTTCAGCAATACCGGAACAAAATTCTACAATTGTTGTATCAAAATGGACATCAAACGAAATCGTAGCAAAAGTCAAAAACCAATTTCCAAATCTAGTAACTGATCAGTCTTTATCAACAAATCAACTTTACATTGATTTAACAACAGGAACAGGATTTATTGATATTGGATCATCAGGTTATACACAGTCTCAAATTGAAACATCTTTATTAACAACATCAGGTGCAAGTGGCAGTGCTGATTATATTGACTGTTTTTCAAACACTGGTACAAACACCACATTAGATATCAGAGGTGCAATTACACAGTTAGGTTATGCAGTAGGTTCTCTTTTTGTACCTGGCACATTGTTAATTGAAACTGATTCTCCTACGCAGGCATTAACATTGTCAACGTTTCTTAACATTGCACTTGGTACTTCACAAACATCTGTTGCAAGTAATATAAAAATTTTTACACAAGATTCTAAGCCATCATTAACAAGTAATCAATACATTGCAACAAATGGTTTAATTAGAAAAACTTTAACTGCTAACACATCAGCAACTGTTACAAATTTTAATGGTCAAACAGAAAACACTGTTATCATTGATTACTCATTAAAAATAGGCACTGCATATGCAGTAGGAACTATTAAAATAATATCTGACCATCCAGATAGCACAAATATTGAGTACATGGACGACAGGATTGAAACAAATGATACATCAGCAGTTGTATTTTCCACTCCAACTGTGTCAGGAACAACCATTGCATTAAACTACACAAACAGCAATCTAACTACAGATGCATCAATGTCGTATGTATTAAAACGTTGGTTAACTTCTTAACAAAAAAATTAAATATCATTGCAAAGATATCTTGACAAACCACTGGTTGATATCATAAAATATTAAAAAATTAAGGTAAATACATTGTTGACTAATGTTTTTGGAGAAAAAATGAATAAGAACACAGAACTATACATCATCAAAAGAGACGGCACAAAAGAAATACTAAACATAAACAAAGTTCACAAAATGACTGAAGCGGCTTGTGAAGGTTTGAATGGTGTTAGTTCATCTGAGGTTGAAATGAATTCGGGACTACAATTTACCGACAGCATGACCACAAATGAAATACAAGAAATTTTAATTAAGTCAGCAAATGATTTAATCAGTTTAGAGTCACCAAACTATCAATATGTTGCGGCAAGACTTTTACTTTTCAGTTTACAGAAACATGTGTTTGGTAAATTTACACCATCTGATGCACACACTCCTTTGAGATTTGTTGTTGCTAGAAACATTGAAAGAGGTGTATATGACAGAGCTATTTTAGAAAAATATAGTGATGACGAATGGGCCAAATTAGACTCATATATGAGACATGATAGAGATTGGAATTTTACATACGCAGGTCTAAGGCAAGTAGTTGACAAATATCTTGTACAAGATCGTAGCAGTGGATCAATTTTTGAAACACCACAATACATGTACATGATGATTTCAGCAACACTGTTTGCAGATTATCCTAGAGATACTAGAATGAAATATATCAAAAAATATTATAATGCAGTATCTCAGTTTAAAATTAATATTCCTACACCTGTAATGGCAGGTGTGCGTACACCAATGAAACAATTTGCAAGTTGTGTTCTTGTTGATGTTAACGATTCGCTACCATCAATCTTTTCAAGTGATATGGCCATTGGTAGATATATTGCACAAAGAGCCGGCATTGGAATCAATGCAAGTAGAATTAGAGGTATCAATTCAAAAATACGTGGTGGTGAAGTTGCACACACAGGTGTGATTCCTTTTCTTAAGAAATTTGAATCAACTGTAAGATGTTGTACACAAAACGGAGTACGTGGTGGTAGTGCCACAGTTCATTTCCCTATTTGGCATCAAGAAATCAAAGACATTCTTGTATTAAAAAACAACAAAGGCACAGAAGACAACAGAGTACGTAAACTTGATTATTCAATTCAGATATCAAAATTATTTTATGAAAGATTTTTAAACAATGAAGATATAACTTTGTTTTCACCACATGATGTTCCTGGTTTATATGAAGCATTTGGAACAGATCAATTTGATGACATGTACGAAAAAGCAGAAAGAAAAACAAGCATAAAGAAAACAAAAATATCATCACAAGAACTGTTTGGAGAACTTTTAAAAGAAAGAGCAGAAACAGGTCGTATTTACATTATGAATATTGACCATGCTAACTCACACAGTTCGTTTTTAGATAAAGTTAGTATGTCTAATCTGTGTCAGGAAATTACATTGCCCACAACACCAATAGAACACATTGACGGAGATGGTGAAATTGCATTGTGTATTTTATCAGCAATCAACGTAGGACAATTAAGAGATCTTGATGAACTTGAAGAATTATGTGACTTGTCAGTTAGAGCGTTAGATGAAATTATTGATTATCAAAAGTATCCTGTAAAAGCGGCTGAGATCAGCACAAAAGCACGTAGAAGTTTAGGTATTGGATATATTGGTCTTGCACATTATTTGGCAAAACATCAAGTAAACTACAGTGACAAAGGTGCATTAAGAGTTGTACATGAATTAACAGAAGCATTTCAATATTACTTGATTTCTGCATCAGTTGAATTAGCAAAAGAAAAAGGCAAGTGTGAATATTTTGATAGAACAAAATATTCAAAAGGATTGTTACCAATTGATCATTATAAAAAAGAATTAGATGAAGTTTGTAACTCAAAATTAAAACTCAATTGGGAAAAATTGAGAAAAGAAGTTGTTGCTAGTGGTATGCGACATTCAACACTGTCAGCACAAATGCCATCAGAAAGTTCTTCCGTTGTTAGTAATTCAACCAACGGTATTGAACCACCAAGAGCATATTTGAGTATTAAAAAAAGCAAAAAAGGTCCTTTAAAACAGATTGTTCCACAATACAGTCAGTTGAAAAACTTTTACACACTGTTATGGGATATGAAAGGCAACGACGGTTATATCAATGTTGTTGCTGTGATGCAAAAGTTCTTTGATCAAGCAATATCAGGAAACTGGAGTTACAATCCAACACAGTATGAAAACAATGAAATTCCAACCAGTGTGATGTTTAAAGATTTGTTGACAACTTATAAATTAGGTTGGAAAACAAGTTACTATCAAAACACATATGATTTCAAAACTGATCCAGCAGAAGTTGAAGTACCAACAGAAAAAGCGGCTGAAGAATTTAATACTTTTGAAAAAGAAGGACAACAAATACTAGGTAATAACGTAGCAGTAGATGAAGAAAACTGTGAAGCTTGTACAATATAAGTTAAGAGGGAATAATGACAAAGACTGTTTTTAATAGAAACGAAATTGACTTTACTAAAGAACCAATGTTTTTTGGTGCTGACCAAAATCTTCAGAGATATGATATTTTTAAATATCCACAATTAGATAAATTAAATCAAACCATGCTGGGATATTTTTGGAGACCAGAAGAAGTTAGTTTGCAAAAAGATCGTTCTGATTATCAAGATTTTAGACCAGAACAAAAACATATTTTTACATCAAATTTGAAATACCAAACATTACTTGATTCAGTTCAAGGACGTGGTCCAAGTTTGGCTTTTTTACCTTATGTATCAAATCCAGAACTTGAAGGTTGTATTATTACTTGGGACTTTTTTGAAACTATTCATTCACGTTCATACACACATATCATGAAAAATGTTTATTCAAATCCAAGTGAAGTTTTTGATACAATTTTAAATGATGATGAAATTGTAAAAAGAGCAATTAGTGTTACTAAAAACTATGACAAGTTTAACCAACTTGCTGAAGATTATTTTCATAGAGGCAAAGGAGATATAAAAGAAGTCAAACGTCAATTATATCTTGCAATGGTAAACGTAAACATTTTAGAAGGTTTGAGATTTTATGTTTCTTTTGCTTGTACTTTTGCATTTGGTGAATTGAAACTGATGGAAGGTTCTGCTAAAATTATTTCATTAATTGCTAGAGATGAATCTCAGCATTTAGCATTGTCAACACACATTATTAAAAATTGGCAACAAGGTGATGATACTGAAATGTTAAAAGTAATAAAAAATGAAAAAGACACAGTGTATGACATGTTTAAAACATGTGTTGAAGAAGAAAAAGCATGGGCAAACCATCTGTTTAAATCTGGATCTATTATTGGATTAAATGAAACACTGTTACATAGATACGTAGAATTTATTGCAAACAAAAGATTGAAAGCAATAGGATTTGATCCTATTTTTGATCAACCAGTAACTCAAAATCCTTTACCGTGGACACAGCATTGGTTATCAAGTTCAGGATTACAAGTAGCACCACAAGAAACTGAAGTTGAAAGTTATATTGTAGGTGGTGTTAAACAAGACGTAAACAAAGACACATTCAAAGGATTTAAACTATAAAGGAAATTATGTTAAAAGAAAAATTAAAAAAAGATGATGTAATTGTTTTTCGTACAGTAGGTAGTGATGAAGTAATTTGTAAATTAGTTGAAGAATCACAATATAATTTTGTGGTATCAAAACCTCTAGCATTGGCAATGGGACCAAATGGTGCGGGTATGACAGCATATATGTTAATGGCTGATGCTGACGCAGAATTTGTATTTGATAAAAAAGTTATTATTACTGTAGCAAAAGCAAATAAACAAGCCGCTGAAGTTTATACACAAAGCACATCAAAAATAGTACAGCCTCCAAAACAGTCAATTATCACTTAATAAATACTATTATTAAGGTATAAACAAATGACACAACCAGTAACTAGATTAGGCGATATTTGTACAGGGCATGGATGTTGGCCACCAAGAGCAAGTAATGGTGCAAGTCCAAATGTTTTTGCAAATGCTATTCCTGTACACAGACAAACTGATGGTTGGTCAGTACATTGTTGTGGTCCAGCATGTCATGGTAGTACATTACAATCAGGGTCATCTACAGTATTTGCTAACGGATTAGCAGTGGGAAGAATTACAGATCCAGTTGCTTGTGGCAGTTCAGTTAGCACAGGCAGTGACAGTGTTTACGCAGGATAGGAATTAGATATGGTCGGAAAAACAATACCAGGATTACAAACAGACAGTTTAAACTTTCCAACAGATATTACTCCAAACACTATACAAATTTCTGAAGTTCAAAAAAAGTTAATTGCCAGTGGTGCTCTTAATGTTGTAGATCATGTTGACCCATGGGGTAGAGATTGTAAAGCCTATGCTGGATTTAAAAATCCACATGAAAATACTTTAAAAGAAATTGCTCAAATTATTCAACAACAAAAAGTGTTGTTACCAGATGGTTGGGATCATAGTGATATAAATCAACGAGCAGTTGTGTCAGGTGCATTGATTGGACCAGGACAACCTGATAGAAAACTAACTGCAATGGAAATTAATGATATTAATTTTGTTGAAGGTGCTTTGAAAGATTTAACTTGGTTACAGGCCAGACAAAGTGGAATGTGTATAACAGAGTATGCAAACCCAAATGCTCAATGGCTTGTAATGGGCAATGAGGCCATTTATCCAAATTACGGTGTTAGTATTCCAACAACAGCAGGTTCTCCGGGCGGTGTTGCAGTGCCTACAATTGGCACTTATCTGAGTGCATTGAGCAGTATTAATTCATTAGCAACCACACTTGCTAGTGTTCCAGCAGTGTCAAGTGGACCATGTAAATTTATGGAAGACATGCTAGGTGCTTTGTTTAAAGCAGGACAGATACTTGGAGAAATTCTTGGCAAGTTAAAAAGTGCTATAGGTATTTTAGGAATGGCATTGGCAATTATTGGATTAGCAAAATTAATAATTGATCTTATCAAAAACGATTTAGCAAACTTAGGTAGGTTTTTAGAATTATTAAAACAAGCGGCACTGGCTGGATTACTGGCTGGATTGATGCAAGATCCTTGTGCGGCATATTTGATTAATTCTGCAATTGCAACTACACAAACAATTAATAATTTAAAAACAACACTGTAACATGTATAGACCTTTACCAGATGGATTGACAATTAAACAATCAGATTTACAAGGGTTAGGTCTTTTTGCCACAAAAAATTTTGATGCTGATGTTGTACTTGGTATTGTACATATTGAAAATAAAAATTTTCCACATGGATACATTAGAACTGCACTAGGTGCCTTTTATAATCATTCAGACAATCCTAATTGTAAAAATGTAAAAGGGTTTTGGCATCAAATACCAGTGTGTTATTTGACCACAATAAAACCAATCAAAGCAGGTGATGAACTCACAGCAAAATACACACTGTATCTTGACTTTGAATAATCCAACTTGACAAACTCAAAAACCTGTGTTATAAATATTTTGCAATGTTGAAATTGTTGTAATAGGTTGTGCGGACGTCGGGGCAGTACCGACCACCTCCACCATAAGCACTCTATCCCAACCTGACGAGGGTGGATCGCAAGAACTAAACAGAGTGCTTATGATGGGGGTGAACCAGGATCGACGGCGATTAAAAAGGCAATGGAGTTGTTCGGCGGAAGCTCGGTTAACGCAACAAACTTACAAATGCAGATGAAAATCTAGCACTTGCGGCCTAATTTAGGCTAACGGGGTTGGCAACTTACCTGGCAACAGAAAAGTTGCATTAAAGAAAAGAGTAATATGAGAAAAATTATATCAGACAGTTTTCCAAGCAAGTACGAATATACTTTTGACACTGATGGAACACTCAGATTAGAAACTAGAACCACGTATTTCAATGAAGGACAACTTTGGCCAATTATAAACAGTAAAATAGGTTATCTTTCAATTGCCAAAAACATGTCAACAAGTTTTATTGAATTTTTAAGAATTCAAAATTTACTATGTGATCATTATCTTTTTGCAAAAAACCGCAACACTGACAATAATGAATTAAACGGTATTGATAAAAAATTAGTTTTTTTGCGAGATCCTCATAAACGTTACATGTCTGGATTAACAGAATGGATATCTATGAAATTTGGCATTGACACAGCCACAATGAGCAAACAGTCATTGGTGCATGTAATACAAGCATTAATTGACATAACTGACATAGATGAACACACTATTGAACAAGTTCATTTTTTTAGAGATTTAAATCTAAACAAGTTCACAGTTTTCATGATGGATGAAACATTTTCTGAACAACAACTGTTTGACTGGATGAGAAAAAATGGTGTTAGTTTTCGAAATGACATAGAAACAACTTTACCAACACAAAATAGAACACACGACCATGAAGTCAAAAAACGTGTCTATGATATTGTACAATCGGTTTGTATTCGTTATCAATCATATATAACACATAAATGCAAAGGTGATGAACAGTTGCTTCTTCATTTTAAAGACAACAACCAAATAATAAATGATTCAAAGGTAAATTATGTTTAAAAAAATCAAACAATTTTGGAAAGACAGTTACATATCAAATCCATTGGCTTTTTATATGGAAATGATCAGTGCTGTGTTTGTAATTACTGGCAGTGCTATACTAACATACACAGTGTTAAACCCAAGACCAGATATATTTGTGCCTTTTTATTTTGTGGGCAGTGTGACAGGTTTTGTTGGTGCATATTATAGACAAGCAGTGTGGGTAATGGTATTAACAGCATGGTTTTCTACTATGAACATTATTGCATTGTGGAGATTGTTTGTATGATAAAAGAAAAAATAGCCACTTGGGGAGAAAATTTAGGACTGCTTGAAGGCATGGAAAGATTATCTTATCTTGTGGATTTATCAAAATCATCAACCACATTGCCTGAAGAATTAAGAACAGATGACAGGCTAGTTACAGGTTGTGTTAGTAAAATTTGGGTAGATGTAGGTTTGAAAGAAAACAAAATTAATGTATACTATGACAGTGATGCAATGATTACTAAAGGAATAACAAGAGTTGTTTGTGAGTGTT